GTGACCATAGCAACCATAGTGGCAACCTCAAACTTTATGGTAAATTTTATGGTACGTCACAAGCTAACCGATACCCGGATCAAAGCGCTTAAGACCCCGTGCATCGTCTCAGATGGCGCTGGTCTCTACCTCAGGGTTCATGCGACCGGCGCGAAGACTTGGTTCTACATTTACTCATCAGGTGGAGTAAGGCGCGAGCTTGGGTTGGGAGGACTGAGCGGCGCGTCCCCGGTTTCGCTCGCCAACGCGCGCCGCAAAGCAGACGAGCTCCGAGAGCTCCGAGCAAACGGTGAAGATCCCTATGCTGTGCGCGCCACGAGAAAGGTCGCCGGCGCTGTAACGTTTGGCGATTTGTGCTCAACATTCCTTGATGAAAAGAAGGAGGGTTGGACGCCGCACACACGGAGGGAATGGGAGCGTCAGCTTCTCGAAGACTGCTTGAAGCTCAAGAACGTCTCGATTAAGGCGATCAGCACCGAATTGGTCGAGGCAACTCTTCGACCGATATGGGAGAAAACTCCCTCTACCGGGCAGCGCGTGCGTGGAAAGCTTGAGTCGGTTCTCGACTACGCAACGGCCAAGAAGATTCGTACGGGTGAAAACCCAGCCCGATGGTCTGGACACTTAGAGCACATTCTTGCTGCCGCTGGGCGGACCACGGGCGCTCAACATGCTGCTCTGGACTACCACGATGTACCAGATGCCTTCTCAAAATTGGGCGATGACTCCATAGATCGATGCATCGCGTTTACAGTTCTCACGGCCGTTCGAAGCGGCGTGTCGCGCAAGGCCGAGTGGGTGGAAATTGATTGGAAGAACCGAAATTGGCGGATCCCAGCGGCAAAGACCAAAACCAAAAAGGAACTGACGGTCCCGCTTTCAGATGAGGCGATCAAACTCCTGAAGGCTCAGCAGGCAGGAAGCGCCGGGGTATACGTGTTTCCTAGTGTGAGGCCTGACAAGTCCATTGGGGATTCAGCGATGCGGCTAAGGCTCCCCGAAATCAGGGAGGGAGTGACCATCCATGGTTTCAGGTCGTCGTTCTCCGATTGGGGAGGGGAGGAGACTGACCATCCCCGTGAGATTATCGAGTGGGCGCTCGCTCACAAGGTCGGATCCGCTGTTGAGCGGGCCTACCGTCGAAAGGACGCACTCGAGAAACGCAGGCAACTCATGACAGCGTGGGGAAAGTTTTGCGCAAGCGCTTCGAAATCAAACCATCTCCTTCAGGACGACGGTGTGGACCTCCTCGCCGTCGCGTAATTCTGTTGGCCAGATCCCGAGGCGCCCAGTCGAACCGGCGCGGATAAGTACCTCATTGCCGTATGACGGCGGCAGGTGAGGGCTAATCCACACGTTCTTTCCTTCGATGCGAACAGCGTAAGTACCGTCGACTGCCGGTTTGGCGTAGCCCGATGCAAATTGATCGACCTTAACCGCGTCAGGTGAACCGCGGCCCATGACCGGCGCCCCCAGGTCTGGCAACCTTGTATTGCCCGAGCTCACTTTCGCCTCGTCAACGAGTTCCGCGAGCTGCTCTACTGATATTTGTAGGAACGACGCGATTGCAGCATACATTTTCTGGCGAGGCACCGTGCCCGCTTTCCACGTAGAAAATGCCTGTTGCGAGAAGCCGTGGCGCTCGCCGATCTCCGCCTCCGTAAGGCCGCTGCGCATCTGAGAGTTCCCAAGCATTTGAGCCAGCCGAGTGTTCTTCATCTCACCATCTTGACAAATTTGTTAAAATGAACTATGACCATAATGACCATTGCGATTTCATCGCGAAGGCTTCAACCACCTTAACAAATTTGTGAAACCAGTCAATTGAGGAGTGGCGAATGACGGCTGTAGCTAATGATAATGAGATAATCTTGGTCAGTCTGGTTGAGGCCTGCCGCATGACCAGCATGTCGCGTACGATGCTAAATCGATATCGGGCTGCCGGCCGCTTTCCCAGCACCGTTGAGCTCGGCGACCGGCGACTAGCTTTCGTTCGATCCGAAGTCTCCGACTGGATACAAGCAAAGGTTTCGGCGAGGGCTGCTGCATGAGCGCGCGCCGAAACAGGGCTTCCATTTCATTTGATGTGCGTGACCATTTGGGGGGGGCAGACTCCGGATATGGCGTCGCCAATGAATTCCTCAGCGAGATCACGCCGATCTTGGAAGCCGCGCTCGTGGATCATGACCTAGAGGTCGGCGATATGTGCAAAGCCCAGATGACGGATCTAGCAGACGCTTTCCGTAGCATCTCAGCCTGCGCGCGCCGGTGGGAACGATATATCCGGTCGGAATCAAAGCAGAGCTTCTACTAAATACAATTTTGTATTGATTGAATTCAATAGCTTGCTCCCCGAAATTCGGAAGCAAGCTATGTTCGTCACCAAACCAGGAGACGCCATGGAAATCCTAGCTATCCGCCCCGTGACCGGGAGCGGGACCACTATCGCGCGCTTCGACGTCCAGTTGGACGGTATGCGCCTCTTCAATTTGGCGCTGAAGCGAGGCCCGTCTGGGTATCGCGTCTTTGCGCCATCTGCGTTCGGCGACGCTGTCGTAACGTTCACACCCGAAACTGCGGAGGCACTGATTGGTGCTGCTATTGGAGAGATCGCCAGCAATGAACGCCAGCGCGCAGCCTAAATCTTGTTTCAAGAAGGGGGCCAAAGTCCAGCACGGCATCCATGGCCCGGGTAGCATCGCGTCGGTTGATGGCGATCGCGCGCTTGTTGTTTTCGAGAACGGGCATTCGCTGTCGACGCTGACCGCTCATCTGCGGTACCGGTCGGTTTCGTCACCCACGCCAGCGAACGACAACGCCACACCCGAGCCGGCGCACGATCGGGCATCACCAGCGCCTGCCGACGCCTCAAGACGCATGGCGACGCCTCCCGCCCAGCCTAAGCGTGACATTGAAGTGATCACGCCATCGGACTGGGACGGTAAGCCCGTACCGGAGAGGGAATGGTACATCGACGATCTGATCCCGATGCGGCAGGTCACCATTCTCTATGGAGATGGCGGCACCGGTAAATCACTATTAGCCTTGCAGGTCTCCGCGGCCGGCGCGATGGGTGTCACCACACTGGAGATGGCGCCGCGCCCCGGCAGAGCGTTCTATCTTGGTGCGGAGGATGAGGCGGAAGAATTTCACCGGCGGTTGATAGACATCACCAACGGCCACGGGCGAACGCTTGCGAACCTGTCCGACTTCCGGCTGGTGCCACTTGCTGGTTTGGACGCTTTGCTTTCCGTGCCTGACCGCAACGGGACGATGACGCCAACACCGCTCTGGAAGGCAACGGCCGACTACGCTCGGGAGTTTAGGCCGCAGATCATGGTCATGGACACGGTCGCCGACCTGTTCGGTGGTGATGAGATCAAGCGAGGGCAGGCCAGGCAGTTCGTCGGCATGCTGAAGGGGCTGGCGATCGAGATTGATTGCGCTGTCATCTTGCTCGCCCATCCGTCGGTTCAGGGCATGCAAAGCGGGACAGGCTCTTCAGGTTCGACAGGATGGAGCAACAGCGCGCGATCGCGGCTCTACCTCACGCGGCCAGACAGCAAGGATGCGGATAGTGATCTGCGCATCCTGAAAACGATGAAGTCGAACTACGGCACGATCGGCGCTGAGCTCAAAATGAAGTGGCACAGAGGCGCGTTCGTTCTCGACGACGGCAAGCCAGCGCCGGGTTCCGCAATGATTGCGGCAAAAGCGGAACGTGTTTTCCGAGATGTGCTGTCAGCATTGAACCGAAGCGGAGAGCGCGTCGCCAAGACAAAGGGTGTCAACTACGCCCCCAAGATAATGGCGGAAAGGCCAGATGCGGAAGGCGTAACAGCAAAGCAGTTGGAAGCCGCGATGCAACGTCTACTGATCAATGGCGAGGTCAAGATCGTCATGGAGGGTCCCCCTACAAAACTTCGGCAGCGGCTCATTCTGACATCGGAAGACTTTGGGCCAAAAGACTGAATGAGCACCTACCACCCCAGCCTACCACCCCCCTACCAGCCCTGTGCCACCCCCCTGCCTTCCACCCCCCATACCCCCCATAGGGGTGGAACACCCCCGGTAGGGTGGAAGCCCTACCAGCCGTTCCACGACCTATTTGTTCAAGAAAGGATCCGAGATCATGTTCGCAGTGAGCCCTTATTTTGCTAGCCGTGAGGTTTATGAAAAGCAGGAGGACGGTCGTATGAAGTCCTACTGGAATCCATGCCGAGTGATTGGCGTGACCAACAACGAGGACGGGGAGGCAGCATATGTTGTCGAATACGTCCAAGGCGGCATCACCTATATCGAGACGGAAACCTGCCTAAAACGCAATGAGCCCGGTAGTCCGCTGTGAGGGGGATCACATCACGCACCAGAGTGCAGAACCTGGGCGGCCCATTCCCCGGCGTAGGGCATGCGCCCGGGATGCACCATGACAAGGTCCTGCCGCGCGGCCAGCGGGCAGCCTTTGAGAAGCTCAACGATCTGGCAGGGATGCGCGTGAGCCTGATTGATTTCGGCAGCCTGGTGGCAGCTAATGACAATGCGAAGACGGAGGGTGCAGCTTGAAGTTCAAGACATTCGCAGAGGCGCTGACAGCCGAACGGCCGGCACCGGTCGCATTCAAAAAACCACCCGTTGCCGCCAACGACAACAAACCGGCTAAGCCACGGCTTGCATGGCCAGCCTTCGAGCGCCTAGCCCACCGGGGCGATAAGGCGCGCTTGTTTGCTCTCCGCCACTGGCGTGACCTCGTCTACCCGCAACAAGTTGTGATCGCCGAAGACACGACCGAATATGAGCCGGAAGCGGCAATTGAGATCCGGCCATCGGAAGCGGAGCTGCTCGGCGCCGTCGGTTGGAAGGTGACGAAACGCGAGCGGTGGTATTTCACCGGTGAGATGGTGAACGTCTACGAATCCACGCCGGACACTCCACCAAAACTGCGGACAGACAGAAACGGCGATGTCGAGGCCAAGCTCGGCAGCTTGATGTTTCGCAAGGGCGAGCTCATCGAATGGGGAAGGACCCGAAAAGGCGCACCTTTGAAGCCGGTAGAGCGATCGCGAGGCGCTAAGGGTGGCGGCGCAAAGCAGGGCAGGACGGACAGCGAGATTTGGTCTTATCTCCGATTAAATGGTGCGGTTTCTCCGCTGTTGGCGCAGCCCTACCAAAAGCCAATGTCCAGCGAGCCGGCGATCTGTGATTGCTACATCCCGTTACCGCGAGAAGAGCCCAGCGAGAGGAACAAGCGCGGCCGGTTTGGTGTCGTCGAGGCTCGCCAGCTGCTGATGGAGCTTGGAGTTAATGGGAAAGTGCCATTCGAAGATCTGCCATTCCCCGCCACACGGTGCGCCGACGGATTGATCGGTGGAGGGCAGTGGATTGGAGGTGTCAAGCAGCCGAAGCCAACAGCCTCCGAGCCGGCTGGTCGCGAATTCAACTTCGTCAGTCAATTCGAAACGGTCGACTACTTGCACCATCTCCGAGATCGCCTTGGCACGCACGCGAAGGTGCTGGACATGGCGATAACCGACGCCACCGCAACGGACATCGGTATTGCAATGGGTCTTGCAGCTGCCTACGCGACAAAGCGAGGCGCGGCGTTGATCGATGAGGCAATCGACAAGTTGATTGAGATAGACGAGACGGTCAGAGGCGACTTCGGATTAATTCCGGAAAAAATAGCAGCCTGATATCCAGTCAACCGGATGCTCGCACCGTTTGTATATGAAGGGTTAGAAACCCAGCGGCACCTTCGGGTGCCGTTTTCAATTGGGGCGGCCAAAGTTGAGCGGACGTTTTAAACTCGCTTTCGATGCCGGGCCTGCCCCATCAACTTCCATGGCAGTTCTTGTACTTCATTCCATTGCCGCACCAACAGCGTGCGTTTCTCGGTAGCTTGTCTCGAACTTGTTGGCCAGCAGCGCTGATCTTCATCTCCCTGATTGAAAATCCGTCGCGCAAATTTATTCTATCTAAAGTGTACAGGACGTCCGACGCTTCGTGAGGTGAGAACCGGCCCGATGCGACGTGTCGTCCCTCAGGACTTAGTGTAATGCTGCCGACGAGCAAGTTCTTCCCTACCGTACCGGCCGTTCTTTCGTCATCCGATAATGTCTTGATTAGCCCAACAATCCGCTGTTCTACGGCGTTTTTGGGCTTTTGCTCTAGGAGCATCTGCCGAAGTATTCGCAGTTCGTCGCCGTATAGGCCTTGATTGATCCCATTGACAAACACGGCCTTCATAGAGCCGCCTGGAGATATGGCCAGACGATGGCAAAACTCCTTTGCCGGCTCTGAAAGCATCATGCCTTTTTCGTCCTCAATATTGCTTATCGATCCAATGAACGGGCCAACGCCCATGGCGTAGCCGCTTATCGCAACAGTCAAGGCTTGGTTTCGGAAAAGCATATTGTCGGTGAACTTCCGGGTAGCAATTTCCGCGAACGAGTCGATTGTATCGATGAACCGCGTCTTTTTAGCGTCTGAGAACGCCTCGTGAAGCCATGTCTTGGTTTCGTGTCGACCAGCTTTGGCAAGCCCTGTGTAGGCGTAGAGGGCCAACGCGTCGAGCGCCTCTATGGTGCCAGTTTTGCCGGATAGTTCCTCCATCGTGACACCCTTGTTTGACAATCTCATGTCGGACGCCATGAGCACGAATTCAGGCGTTGCAGCAGTTATTATGAGGGTCATTTCAGGCTCTCAGCATCGTCGTCTATGTGCCTGTCGCTGGTATCCACACAACGGCTATCCCCATTACCATGGCGCTGCCTCCTCCGGCGACGTGGTGATCGTGCGGCTGCTCCCTTGCTATGCGCGAGGTCGAGCAGCCGCTTTTGCTTTCTTATTTCTTGGCCAGATACGCCTCAATCTTCGCTCGGCCTGGACCCGCAGCCTTAATAGCCTCAAGGGCCTTGGCCTTCGTGATCCCGTGCTTGTCCATGAGGTATTTAACTTCGTAATCCTCGCTACCGGAAACGAAACGGCTATCAACGCCGCGTTTGTTCTTATCGTCAGACATGCTTTCTCCTCTTCAACTTGGAGAGGTGCATTTAGCGCGGTTGCCCGCGCCGGCTAGGGTGAACAAATGGTAAAGTCAGAGGTTCGCTCAGAAGAGGCAGAGCGCTATCGCAGGCTATATCGTACAGCCCGATGGCGAAGCCTTCGTCGCCACCAGCTTGGCAACCAGCCACTCTGCGAGTGGTGCCTTGAGCGAGAGGACGTTACCGAGGCGACTGAGGTGCATCATTCTGTGCCCCACCGAGGCGACATGGAGCTCTTCTGGTCCGGCCCTTTCGTCTCGACATGCAAGCCATGCCATGCTTCGCGTGGTCAGCTCGAGGACAACGGGAAGACCGTCGTCCGCTATGGCGCGGATGGGTGGCCGATATAGGCGTGCCGGGTGCCCTCCAAAGTCGTCGATCGGCCGGGGCTGGGAACCGGCGTTGGGCATTCGCGCACATTTTTTCGATTGAAATGTTGAGGGTATCGCATGGCAAGGCCGCGTACGCCGAAGGCCAAGGCGGAGATCACTGGCCATGCGGACAAGCAGAAAACAAAATTTGAAGGCCGCAACGAACCGACGGTAGCTGACAACGTCGGCGAGCCGTTCGACTGGCTGAATGAGCACGCCCAGAAGGCGTGGAAGGAAATTTCATCTGAGGTGCCTTGGCTTAACTCTAGCCACCGTGGCCACCTGGCGATCGCTGCGAACATTCGCGGCAGGATGATGAAGGGTGACGATGTTGGCGTACAGGCCATGAACCTTCTCCGCCAGTGCTACGGGCAAATGGGCGCGACGCCGGCTGATGCCAGCAAGGCTGGAGCTAAACCGGATGGCGAGAGCAAAGACCCAGCCGACGAGTTCTTCAACGACTAAGGGTTCGGTGCCGAAGAAGCGCGTCCCGCGGGCAAAGAAGCCGGTTAGCTTGCTGCCGAAGCATTTCGATCCGAAATACCCCAGCGGCCCGGTCGATGAGTACGCAGAGAAGGTTCTTAAGGGCGAGATTGTAGCCGGACCGCACGTGCGGAACGCGTGCCGTCGGCATCGCGATGATCGGATGAATGGCCCGAAGCGTGGCATCCACTGGGATCCAGAGGCGGCGAGCCGCGTCCTAAGGTTCTTCCCGGCTGTTCTTCGCTTGAACGGCGGCCAGTTCGAAGGGCGACCGTTTCACCCGCACCTCTCGCAGCAGTTCAAGATCGGATCCATCTTCGGTTGGAAGCGCGTTGAATCAGACGGCGCAGTCCTGCGACGCTTTCGGCGCGCGTACATCGAAGAGGGCAAAGGCAACGGCAAGTCGCCGCTGGCCGCTGGCATTGGGCACTACTGCCTGACGTCGGATGGAGAGGCAGCAGCCGAAATCTACGCTGCTGCGGCCAACAAGGACCAGGCTTTCGTTCTTTTTCGTGACGCTGTCGCGATGTACGAGCAGTCGCCGGCGCTCAAGTCCAAGCTGACGCCATCGGGCGGCAATCCGGTCTGGAACCTTTCATACCTCAAGAAGCGGTCTTTCTTTCGGCCGATCTCGCGCGAAGGCGCCCACTCCGGCCCGCGCCCATACATCGCTTTGTGCGATGAGATCCACGAACATCCTGATGGCAAGGTCATCGAGATGCTCGAGCGCGGCTTCAAGTTCCGTCGTCAGCCCCTGCTGTTCATGATCACGAACTCTGGCAGCGATAGGAATTCGATCTGCTGGGACGAGCACCAACATGCCGTAAAAGTAGCTGCCGGCACTCAGACACCGGATGACGACTTCAACTACGTGGGCGAAGTCGTTGACGATACGACGTTCTCGTACGTCTGCGCGCTCGATAAGGACGACGACCCGTTTACTGATCCGACCTGCTGGCAAAAAGCTAACCCGCTTTTCGGGGTCACGCTAAAGCACGACTATCTTGCCGGCGTCGTCAACCAAGCGAAGGACATTCCTTCGAAGCGCAACGGTATTCTGCGCCTGCATTTCTGCGTCTGGACTGAAGCCGATACCGCATGGATCCCGCGGCCCATCCTCGAAAAGGTGATGGCTGACTTCGATCCGTACGTGGAGCACAAGGGCAAGGTCATAACTTCGGCAGGGCTCGACTTGTCGGGTGCCAAGGATCTGACCGCCGCGGCATTTACCGTGGAGACCGGAACCAAGCGCATCACGCGCGAGGATGGCACGGAGGCGGATCTTCCGACCTACGATCTTTGGATCGAGGCATGGACGCCGCGAGACACGATGGATGAGCGGTCCAAGCAGGATCATGTTCCATATCGTCTTTGGCTCGATCAGGGCTACATCAACGCGCCGGAAGGCCAGCGGATTCGGTACGATCATGTTGCTGCACTATTCGCTCGTCTCAATACCGAGCACGGCATCAACGTTCTGGCGTTCGACCGCTATGCGTTCGATAAGTTTGAGCAGGAGCTGGATGACTACGGCGTCGACATCAAGACGGTAGCGCATCCGCAAGGCGGCAAGAAGCGAGCGAAGCCGGACGAGGCCAAGGTTCAAGCGGCAAAAGATGCGGGGCAGGAGCCCCCATTGGGCCTCTGGATGCCTGGTAGCGTTGCGGCTCTGGAAACGCTGATCCTCGAAGAGCGGATTCGCTTGAGAAAGTCGCCTGTGCTGCTAGGCGCCCTAATGGGCGTTGCAATCGAAACCGATCCACTCATGGGAAACCAGTGGTTCTCCAAAAAGAAGTCGACGATCCGCATCGACCCTGCCGTTGCTGCCGCAATGGCGGTTGGTGCTGCGGTTGATGGTCAGGGACCAAGCGCTCCGGACATCGGCGACTTCATTGACAACATGGTAATGGTGATTTGATGGGCTTCCTCGATAAGTGGCGCGGCGTGCCCATCAAACTCACCGATGGCGAGTTCTGGCGCGGGTTCTTCGGCCTCGGTACGACGTCGGGTGAGGTAGTTACCTTCGAAACCGCTCTACAGCTCGACGCTGTATGGGCGTGCGTGAATTTGATCCGCAACGCTGTGGTGATGCTTCCTTGCCTTGTCTACAAGGAGGATGGCGTCACGGTCGACACTCAGTCTGACCTTTACCAGATCCTGCACGACATGCCGAACTTGGACGATACCGCGTCCGATTTCTGGGCAATGGCGGCTCTCTGCCTATGCCTTGATGGAAATTTCTTCGCAGAGAAGAAGTTCAACGGCGAGAAGCTCGTTGCTCTCAACCCACTGCCTCCGCTGGATGTGAGCGTCTGCCGAGACAAGAGCAACAACCGTTACTACGAAGTGACGGAAAGCGGGAAGAAGCGGAAAATTGCGGAAAACCGCATGTTCCACGTACGTGGTGCCGTCTTGCCAGGGTGCGACCGCGGCATGTCACCGATTGGTGTCGTGCGCAACACGGTGGGTAATGCATTGGCGGGCGAACGCGTCGCTGGCAAGATGTTCGCTAATGGCTTCCAGGTATCGGGCATCCTAACGTCCGATCAGATCCTGAAGCCAGAGCAGCGTAAGCAACTCGGGGAGACTCTCCAGCAGTTCGCAGGATCTGACCGAGCCGGCAAGGTTGCCGTCCTCGAAGCGGGGCTAAAATACCAGCAGCTGACGATCAATCCGCAGGATGCTCAGATGCTCGAGACGCGGCAATACAGCGTCGAGCAGATTTGCCGCATTTTCGGTGTTCCTCCGGTCATGATTGGTCACGCGGCCAACGGAACGACGACGTGGGGAAGCGGGATCGAGCAGCTTATCCTGCAATTCATCAAGACTTGCATCGGCCCGCTCGTCAAAAGCATCGAATCCGCCGTCTATCGCGACCTTCTCGATAGCAAGACGCGGAAGACCACGACTGTGAAATTCAGCATGGAGGGTATCCTCCGCGGCGACAGCGCTGCGCGAGCGGAATTCCTCTCGAAGATGGTCCAGTCGGGCACCTACACCGTGAACGAAGCTCGCGCCTACGAAAACAAGGCGCCTGTACCTGGTGGCGACCAGTCCATCGTCAATGGAACGATGACGCCACTCGATTCACTCGGCCAGCAGCCTGAGACGACGCCAGTCGACCCCGCGGCACGCGCTGCATAAGGACAAATCATGAAATTTGAACACCTGATTTCGGCGTTTCTAGCCGAGCCTTGGGCGATTCAGCCTGAAAAGCTGGGTATGCTTGCGGACGTCCTTGTCGCTCGCGCCGCCGGTGAGAAGCTGTTTTCGTCAGAGTTTGCAGCCTCGATTGACGAGGCGCGAGCCAAGGAAATTGCTGATACCAACGGCAAAGTAGCTATCATCCCGGTCTACGGCGTCCTGGCGCAGAAAATGGACCTGTTTTCCGCGATGAGCGGCGGCACTTCCTACGCTGGCATCAAGAAGGCGCTGCATTCTGCGCTCTCGAACGATGATGTGAAAGCGGTCGTCCTGGATGTCGACAGTCCGGGCGGCACCGTACCTGGAACCGACGAGCTCGCGACCGAAATCCGCAAGCTCCGCGGTGGCGAAAAGCCGATTATCGCGCAGGTCAACAGCCTTGCTGCCAGCGCGGCCTACTGGGTTGTGTCATCGGCCGACGAGATCGTTGTCACGCCGTCCGGTCGCGCAGGTTCGATCGGCGTTTACACCGCGCACGACGATGTCTCTGCGGCCCTCGAACAGCGAGGCATTAAGCGCACATATATTTCCGCCGGCAAGCACAAGGTCGAAGGCAACGAGACCGAGCCTCTGAGCAAAGAAACGCTCGCGCATGTGCAGGACGGCGTCAATCGGTCTTACAATCGATTTGTCGCCGCTGTCGCAGAGGGTCGCGGCACGACGGTTGGCAAAGTCGAGGACGGTTATGGGCAGGGCAGGGTGTTCTACGCAGAAGCCCTGCTTGACCGAGGCATGGTCGATCGCATTGCGACGCTTGATGAGACGCTTGAGCGGTTTGGCGCCGAAACTCAGCCTGCCGCTATCCGCCGCATCAAGGCAAGCAACCAGGCGCGTTCTGAATCGGCGCATTCTCTGGTTGCCAAGATGTCGGCCGGCGAACCAATCACAAAACGCGAGTTTGAGAACGGCATCAGGGGACTGATGGGGTTGTCGGGCTCTGAGGCAGAGCGGGCCGCTCGGCTCTACCTCAAGGATGGTCAGGGGGCTCCTGACATCGAGACGGATGCTGCTGCTTTGGCAGCCCTAGACCGGCTTCTAGCCGAAGCAAAAACACCACTCATTCGATAAGGAGCCAACATGGCTGAACTAGCAGAAAAAATCGGCGAACTGTCCACGTCGCTTGCATCCATCAAGGAGCAAGTCGGCAATCTCGCCACCGACTTTACCTCGAAGCTTTCCGCCAACGGCGAGGTTTCGGCCGAACTCAAGGACAAGACCGACAAGGCTCTCTCTGAACTCGGCGACGTAACCACTCGCCTCGGCGATCTGGAAAAGCGCGCTGCTCGCGAAAAGGAGCAGGGCGAGGACGAGCAGAAATCGCTCGGCCAGCTGGTCATCGAGAGCGCCGATTTTCGGTCCGGCAAGCTCACGGGATCCACACGTGCATCGATGAGCGTCAAGGCCGACCGCGCTGCGATTACCACGGCGAATACGACCGTCGGCGCCGGTCGCTCTCCCGGTACTTCGCTCGTCCCCGCCGCTCGCGTTCCCGGTATCTTCGGTCTTCCGGAGCGCCAGCTCACGATCCGTGACCTCATTCTGCCTGGCCAAACGGCTTCCAACGCGGTCGAGTACGTCAAGGAAACCGGGTTCACCAATAGTGCTGCGCCCGTTGCCGAAACGACCGCAAAACCGTATTCCGATCTGACGTTCGACATGACCTCTGCGCCTGTTCGCACGCTGGCTCACCTGTTCAAGGCGTCCCGCCAGATCCTCGACGATGCTCCGGCCCTCCGCAGCTACATCGATGGCCGCGCACGTTACGGTCTGCGCTTCGTCGAAGAAAACCAGCTGCTAAACGGCTCTGGTACTGGGCAGAACATCGCCGGCCTCGTTCCGCAGGCGACTGCGTTTGCTCCGGCCTTCACGCCTACTGATGTCACCGGCATCGATCGCCTCCGTCTCGCTGTGCTGCAGGTCGTCCTGGCCGAATATCCGGCTACCGCGTTCGTCCTCAACCCAATCGATTGGGCCAAGATCGAGCTGACCAAGGACGCAGGCGGCAACTACATCATCGGCAATCCGCAGGGGTCGCTCACCCCGACGCTGTGGAACCTTCCGGTCGTGTCGACGCAGGCAATGGCTTCCGGCCAGTTCCTGACCGGCGCGTTCTCCTACGCCGCACAGATCTTCGACCGCATGGATATCGAGGTTCTGCTTTCGAGCGAGAACGTCGACGACTTCGAGAAGAACATGTTCACGATCCGCGCTGAAGAGCGCCTGGCTCTTGCCGTGTATCGCCCTGAAGCGTTCGTCACCGGCGCCGTTGCTGCTGCCTAATTAATCTGGGGCGTCTTCGGACGCCCCGCATTCGCTAGGAGGCGAGATGACTGACTATATCGAAGTGAAGCCGCTGAAGACGTTTGACAATGGCTCCGGCCTCAAGACGGCCGCCAGCGATCCGTTCCGGGTTGAGCGGGGCGAGGCAAATGCCTTGAAAGCCCTTGGACTTGTATCGTTTGATGACGATGCCAAGGCCGTGGAAGCACCGGAACCCGCCAAGACGGTCGAGCCGATCTCGTCCGTATCGAAGGCGGGCAAGGGGAAGGACAAGACTGATGGCAAGTCCGAAGACTAACAAGCGCCGGTTCGCCAGCTATATCGGCGACGTGGACACACCGGTGAAGCCGGCCAACACCGTTGCGCCAGTGATCACTGGTACTGCGAGAGTGGGCCAGACCCTGACCGCTAGCGCTGGCACATTCACCGGAACTCCGACGCCGGTTGTCGATCGCCAGTGGTTGGTTGGGGGCGCTGAAGTCGCTGGGGCATTCGGGCTGACCTTCGTTCCGCGGGTGCAGGATATCGGCAAGACCGTTACCGTTCGCACTCGGGCGAAGAGCCTCTCCGGCAGGGTAGTCGTCACAAGCGCGGCTACTGCCGCAGTCATCGCGGCCTGATATGGCTTTGGTTGATCTGGACTTGGCGAAAAAGCATCTTCGCATCTACCACGACGATGAGGATGCTGAGCTGGAGATTTATCTGGCCGCAGCGGAGAGCACTGTCGTCGAATACCTGGATCGGCCTGTTTTGGCGTCCGGCATGGAACTGCCAGAGCCTGATGCAGAGGGCTATGACGCCACCACCATGATTGTGACGCCGCCAATTGTTGCGTCGATCCTGTTGGTGGTGTCGGACCTATTCGAGCATCGAGAGGCACCTGAGAAGGACTCGGGCGACGCAATTCTCCAACCCACTGTACGCCGTCTTCTCGCTCCTTGGCGCATCTGGCGCACGATCGATGACTGCGCCTGATAAGGAACAATCATGGCTGACCTGACAATTACCGCGGCGAATGTCGTCGCGTCGAGCAATGCCACGCGCGACATCGGCACCGCTGGTGAGACTATCGCGGCGGGCAAGGCTGTCTATTTGAGCTCCACCACGAACAAGTGGATGCTGGCCGACTCCAATTCGGCGACCGTCGAGGCCCGCAAGGCAACAGCCGTCGCGTTGAACGGCGCATCGCTGAACCAGCCAGTATCGGTGCAGAAGGGCGGCGACGTGACGATTGGTGCCGTGCTGACGTCAGGCACGAGTTACTATCTCTCGGATACGCCGGGCGGCATTTGCCCGCTCGCTGACGTCGGAACGGGCGAATACGTGAACGTCATTGGCGTCGCGAAGTCCGCTTCGTTGCTTTCGCTTATCTTCGCGTTCCCTGGCGTCGCGCTCTGATGTGGATCCGGTTCACGGAGCGCTTCGATTTCATCGCAACGCCTGCCGTGACCATTGTCTACAGACCCGATGGCGGCCCTCTCAACGATGGTCGCTATTCGGTGACGCGGACTTGCGCTGAGGCAGCGCTGGCGGCCAGCAAGGCTGAGACCTGTCAGCGGCCAAAGGGGAGGGTGCTATGACTGCGGGCAAGATGCGCGAAAAATTGCACTTCCAAGCGCGCGCGATGGTCGATGACGGCTTCGGCAATGAGCAGGCTGGCGATTTCGCAACTGTCTTCACGGCTGCGGCCGAACTCATCCCCTTGAAGGGCGGTGAGCCGGTTCTTGCTGCGCGCCTTGCTGGCGTGCAGCCATTCGTCATTCAAATCCGCAGCAGCACGGCGGCACGTACCGTCACCACGGCGTGGCGGGCGGTTGATGCGCGTAATCCATCGCGGATTTTCAACATCACGTCAGTGGCCAACGTCGACCAAAAGAACGCCTACATCGATATGATGGCGACACAGGGCGCGGTGACGTGATGGCACTGAAAGTCAAAGTCACAGGGCGAGCCGAACTCACGCGAAACCTCCGGAATGTCATTCCCAACGCCTTAGTTTACGCAGCGGACGCCAATTATCGGATCGCCGAAGAGGTTGCCGACAAGATCCGTGAAATCGCTCCTCGTGGCGCGACGCTCGAATATGCGGAGGCGATCCACGGCGACTTCGTGAAGCATCACCCAGATGCCCTGGATTTCAGCGACAACCCGACCAAGGACAAGGATGCTGCTGGGCTGTTCGCGCCTTACATCTGGCGCTTCTTGGAGTGGGGTACCGCACCGCATAACACGGCCGCAGGTGGCGGCACGGTAAAAGGTAGGTCGGCCTTCTCGGAAGGTAAGGGAAGCCTGCATCCAGGCACGCCCGCCCAGCCGCACATCTACCCGACATGGCGCAGCTTCAAGGCAACGGCGGTGAAGATAAAACGCGCCGCGATCGCCAAGGCAATTCGCGAATTCAATCGGATATAGTCAATGGCTGCAGCAGAGCTTGAATTGCAGGGGGCGATCGTCGCTCGCCTGAAGGCTGACGCTGTCTTGACGGCGCTTGTCGGCGGGCGCGTTTACGATCAGCCTCCGTCGCCGGTGACTTATCCCTACGTCACCATCGGAGAGGCTCAGACGTTGCGCAACGATGCGACATGCATCAGCGGCGGCAAGGTCTACCTCACGCTCCATGGATGGTCGACTGCCGTCGGCTTCCCAGAGGCGAAGAGGATCGCGGAAGCCGTAACGGAAAGCCTTCACTTGGCGCCGTTAACGCTTCCGACCAATCATCTGATTTCACTCATGCATCGTCAGTCGCGGACGTTCCGCGATGGTGACGGGCTGACCAGTCACGCAGTGATCGACTTCGTGGCATCGGTGCGCAAGCCGTTCGCTTAGCGCCATCATTAAACAAACACAAAGATAGGCCGCCTCGTCGGCAAAGGAGTCACTATGGCAGATGGCGAACAGCTCGGCAGAACCCTACTCATCAAAGTAGGCGACGGCGCTGATCCAGAAGTATTCAGCAACCTGTGCGGCCTGAAGGATCGAAGCTTCGACCTTTCCGCTAATTCGGTTGATACGACCAAGCCGAGCTGCACCAATCCCGGTGGCCCGGTGCAGAAGACGGGCCGCCCTGGCATCGTCAGCCGAACCTTCCAGGGCTCCGGCACGTTCGTGTCCAGCGCCGCCATGAAGGCGTTCATGACCAACGTCATCAACGCGACCGTCTTCAACGCGCAGGTCATCGTGCCCGGCCTCGGAACGTTCGCCGGCTCGTACTTTGTCACCAGTTTCCAGGCGAGCGGCGACATGGAAAATGACCTGCAGTTCAGCGCGACCTTCGAAGCTGCTGCTGCACTCGTATTCACGGCGGAGGCATAATCCATGGCTAAAGAGGAGAAGGTATTTCCGCTGGCCGTAAACGAAGCGCGCGGTGAAACGGCGCTTTGGGTCGCGGATGTCCCGCTAGTTTTGGCGGCCGAAATAGGCCGCCTGTCGGCCGTATCAACCCGCTTGCAGTGCAAGTCGCTGAACGACCTGTTCCTGCGTCTTTCCGGCGTTGAGGCGGCTGCGACGCTTGCTGCGATCGAGCTGCTGACCGTCAAGGGTAATGCGATCGAGGCGATCACCAAGATCAAGCTCAGGCACTTCCCGGCCTGCGCCGATGCGTTCTCTGCCGTCCTCTCACATCACTTCGAGGGTGACGAGGGTGACGCGGGAAACGCGGAAGCCGTCGACGAGGCGGCTTAAAGAAGGAAGAGCCATTCCCATGGCGGGAGTGGCTGCGGATCGGGACCGGTGGCCTAAAATGGCGACCGGTCGACTTCTGGGACGCGACGCTCACGGAATTCTTTGCGGCCATCAATGGGCACAATGAATCGCAAGAGACAGAGCAGAAGCAGGAAGGCGGCCCGACGGCCACCGAGATGGCCGAGCTCATGGCGAAGTATGGATGATTTTCGGAGAGGCCCGCCACCACGCGGGCTTTTCCAGTTTTTAGGGCGCTCAGAGCATGGCTGACAACGACAATAATCTGGTCTTTACCGTCAGCTCGGACATGTCCGCCGCGCAGCGCGGATTGGCAAAGTTCGCGGTCGATGTCGGCGCGTCAGCTGACCAGATCGCTAGAAAGTATGCAGCTGCCGGCGCCAAGATTGACGGATCCGTCTCCGCGCTCCAGTCGCGCATCAACGGTGTGGTCGGTATCGGGGCGAAGGTCTCGAAGGAATGGACCGGCGCGCTGGCCGATCAGGGCAAGGAACTTGAGCGCCTTCGTGCGCGTTACTCGCCGCTTTTTGCGACCATCAACAACTACAAGACGGCCGTTTCTGAGATCCAGCGCGCCCACGCTATCGGCGCGATATCCGCGAATGAGATGGCCTCCGCCATCAGCAAGGAGCGCCAGGCAGCGCTTGCCTCTACAGCGGCTATCAAGGGCAGGAATGCGGCGCTTGCCGTCGCGCCGACCCAGCGTAACGCTGGAGGTGCGGGTTCTTTCCAGACCGCGAACATCACGGCTCAGTTTCAGGACATCGCCGTAACGTCTGCGATGGGTATGAGCCCGCTGCAGATCGCGTTGCAGCAGGGCACACAGCTTTCCTCAGTCCTATCCACGCTCGGAAATGGAAAGGGCGTTGTCACTGGACTGGCCGCAGCGTTCGGCTCGCTCCTTAGTCCTGTCTCACTTGTCACCATAGCACTTGTGGCTGGTGGCGCCGCCGCCATCCAATATTTTTCATCGGTCGCCTCTGGTGGTGCGGAATCGGAAGAAGCCCTCAAAAAAGAGGCAGAGCTAATTCAGACGGTCGCCTCGAAGTGGGGTGACGTTCTTCCGGAACTTAAGAAGTACGCCGACGAGCGACAGAAACTGCTCGATACGAAAGAGCAGAAAGACGCAGCAGCTGCCGCTGCCAATCAGCAGTGGTCCGATCTTCGAAAGACTGTGGGCGATGTCAAAGTTGCCTTTGTTGATGTCCGATCGCAGATCGAGGCTGCCGGCGCCGAATCTGATCAGATCAACGCGCTTCAGAAGTCGTTCAACGAGCTTACGAAGGGGATTGCCGACGGCACAGCAAAGGCCGAACAGGCTCAGACTGTGCAGAAGTCGCTTGCGGACCTAGCCACGCAAACTGGCGTCCCTGCGATTGCTGAATTTGCAAAACAGTTCGACGTGTTGGCCGCATCCATCGGAACCGCCTCCGAAAGGGCGGTGAAGCTGAAGTCGGACGTCGATTTCAGCGAGAACTTTGCCAAAAGCCGACTTCCAACGCTCGGAACGCTTAGCCCAGTATTCTCCGATAACGGAAAGATCATAACCGATCCGAATGAGATCGATCGGTACATGAAGCAGCAGGAAGACAACCGTAACCCGACGATCAACAATGATCGCGGCGTGCCGATTGCCGTTCCGACGCCGACCGCCAAGCCAATCCAGCTCGGCGAAGAGCCTGAAAAGGAGATTGCCAAGGCAGAAACCGCGGCAACAAAGGCGGCCAACGCCTACCGTGATCTCGTCAAGTCTGCCGATGACCGAATCTCCCAGGTGCAGCAGGAAATCCAGCTGCTCGGAAGTTTCGGGGTTGAAGCCGACGCGGCCCGCTTTGCTCTCGATTTGCTTCAGCAGTCGGAAGACAAGGGCCGCTCGCTGTCTGAAACGCAGCGCGCCGAGATCCAGAAGAAGGTCGAACTCTACAAGCAGTATTCGGAGACGCTGGCGAAGGCCAAGCTATCGCAGGATCTGCTATTTCAGCAGCGGTTCAACTCGCTGTCGAAGGAAGATCAGCAGATCACGACGACGCTCCGCCAGTACGGTCTTTCCGAAGACTTGGGGAGCAAAGAAGCCGGATCGATCAGGCAGTCGCTGCGCACCGACGAGTTGCGAGATGACCTGAAGTCGTTTGCAACGGATTTCCGCACATCGCTGCTTAACAACGGCGGCGACATCGGCAAGGCTTTCGCTGATTCGATCGAGAATGCGCTGATGAACCAGGTCGCGAAGATCTGGGACAAACTATTCGATCAGATCATCAACGCGTTTCTCGGTAGCGGTTCGGGGCAGGCTGCGGCCAGCAATGGCGGTGGGCTCGGCGGCCTTATTGGTAGCGTGTTTAGCGGTGGCAGCACGAAGACGACGACGTCTGGCGCGGTGTCATCTGGTGCGAGTGGAGCTGTCGATAAGGCATTCAGCCTGCTTGGTCAGAACGAGAGCGCGAATACCGGTTCGATCAACTCTTTCCTCAAGCAGGGCGGCGTTGATCTCAATGCGGCCCAGACCGCTTGGTGCGCGGCGTTCGTCAATTCGTCGCTAGAGCAGGTCGGCGTCAGCGGAAGCGGATCAAGCGTTGCGAACTCGTTCCTCAATTGGGGCACGAAGATCGACCCGAGCCAAATCCTTAAGGGCGACGTGCTCGTGCAGAACCGAGGCCTTGGTGCCAGCCAATCCGGCGGCCATGTCGGCTTCGCAACAGGTGCGACGCGATACTCTGGCGGACAACAGCAACTGGAGATGCTTTCCGGCAACCTCAATAATGGGGTCGGGAAGAGTTGGGTTGATGCGATGGACGTCCAGGCACGACGCGCAACTGCTGCGGCTTCGTCCCTTGGAGAGGTCGCTGGCTCCGCCACAAACGCCACACAAGGCCTTGGCCAGTTCGGTTCTGGCCTTGGCCAGTTGGGCAGTAGTTTAAGTTCTGCCGGTAGCGGTGGAGGCTGGGGTCAGCTCGCAGGTGCCGCCAGCGGGTTCAACTGGTCGTCGCTGTTTAGCCCATCGTGGAAGCCGAACACTACGTTCGGTGCCTTCCTCGGTCTCGCCGACGGCGGTCACGTCGCAGGCGAAGGCGGTCCGACCAGCGATAGCATCCCCGCGATGTTGTCGAATGGCGAGTTCGTCATCAACGCAGCGTCGACGCGCAAGCATCGCAGGTTGCTCGAGGCGATCAACTCTGGCTCGGTAGCACATCTTGCCAAGGGCGGGATCGTGGCACCCTCGCTGGCGCCATCGGGCGGCATGGGTCGCGGCGATGTTGAGATCAAGATCATCAACAACAACGGGTCGCAGGTCAAACAGACCAAGCGAAAGACTGCTTCCGGGCAGTCCATCGAGATGGTGATCGACGATGTGGTCGCGGACAAAATGTCTATGCCCGGCTCGCGTTCGCGCGGCGCCGTCCAATCGCAGTTTGGGCTCAAGAGTGGATTGGCAAAGCGATGACAGCTATTTGGCCTGACGCGCTGCCAAAGCGTTTCACGGTGGCTTCCTATCAGGAAACGCGACCAGACAACGTGATCTATTCCGAAGTGTCCGTCGGGCCCGCAAAGGCTCGACGGCGCACCACGTCCAACGTCTGGGACCAGAGCGGCACGATGGTCATGACCTATGACCAGTACCGCGCATTTCTGCGGTTTCTATCGAACGATGTCAGTGATGGAGCCAAGGCGTTCTGGTTTCCAGATCGATTGGGTGGCCCGAACCTGCTTGTTCGGTTCAAGGAGACGCCCAAGGCATCGCTGGAGGCCAACCTCTGGCAAGTCTCCATAACCCTTGAGGTGTTGCCGTGAGCCGTACCGTTTCGTCGACATTTATTTCCGCGGCGAACGCGCAGGAGACAGAAGAGGTCATCATCTGTCTCCTTACGGTGACACACGAGGAAATCCCCGCACCGATCTATCTGTCGAGCGACGCAACCGAGCGCTTGTCGGCGGATCCGTTGATCTATGGCACGACCATCCGCGGCAATCAGCATCTCTATCTGCCGTTCGAGTTCACGCTTCCCGACGACAAGAGTGATAGCCCGCCGCGTGTTATCCTAACCATGGACAACACCGATCGGTCGCTGGTCGAATTGCTGCGATCGATTTCAACGCCTGCCGATGTTCTTGTCGAGATCGTGCTCGGCTCTGATTTGAACCACGTCGAGCTCGTGATGCCTTCGCTCCAACTGAGCGACGTGACAATCGATGAAGGTTCGATATCCGCGACGCTTGTTTCGGACTCTCTGATCAACGAGCCGTATCCAGCCGGGCTATTCACGCCGGGCGCTTTTCCAGGTTTGTTTTAATGTCACTGCAACGTTTCGTCGGCGTGCCATACGTCGCTCACGGCCGCGAATACACCGGTGCGGACTGCTGGGGGCTGCTATTCCTCTATTATCGGGACGAACTGGGCACGCCCATCCCATCATATTCCAGCGAGATGCGGGAGCGGGATTTCCATCGCAAAGATATCGGCCCGCTAATGGATGTCGAGATCGAGAGGCTTTGGCTTCAGGTCGACGAACCGCAGCCCGGCGATGGCGTACTGCTGCGGGCAGGGCGGTTCAACACACATGTCGGCGTCTTTCTCGGCGCGGGACGCATGCTCCACAGCGAAGGCCCTGAGCCATCCGTGGTCGCGCGTCTCGACGACATACGGCTGCGGTCACGCATCACCGGATTTTTCAGATTGAAGCCCGACGGTTCGCCGCTGGCATAAACAGGCGGTTCCCATATGCACGTTGCACGCAACGTCGTGGCGCATAGCCACGTCGGCGAGATCATTGCGCCTGCCGATCTGGTGGATGTCTATGTCCGCCCGTCGCCATTTCGCCAAGAAAAGAGGCATTTCCGACTGGCGGCTGGCATGACTGTCGCCGAGATGGTTGAGGGCTGCGCCGTAGAGGCTGGCTTGCATCCATCGATCTCGGCGCTTCACGTCTCGCTAAATGGCCACACCATTCCGCGCGCCAACTGGCCGCGCATCAGGGTGAAATCTGGCGTCAACGTCAACGTGGTCGCCGTCCCTCGCGGCAAAGCGATCGGCAAGATCCTTGGCGCGATTGTTGCGCTGGTCGCGGCGGTTGTCGCTCCTTACCTGGCGGCCGCTATCGGCTTCACGGCTGGCACGACGGCTTTCAGCGTGGCAACCGGCCTCATCGGGGCCGGCTTGACCATGGCCGGATCGATGATCGTGAACGCGCTGTTCCCGCCTGCGAAGCCAGTCAGCCAGGTGGACAACACCAAGACGCTATACTCGATCGGTGGGGCGCAGAACGAGGCAACACAGTACGGCGCCATTCCCGCAATCTTCGGGACGCATCGTATCTCGCCGCCCTATGCGGCTGGCCCGTACACTGAGATTGACGGTGACGACCAGTATCTGAGGCTGCTTTTCTGCGTTGGCTACGGCCCGATCGCCATGTCGGACATCAAGATTGGCGAGACGCCGATCAGCAAGTTCGATGGCGTGACGATGGAGGTGATCGAAGATCACATTGCCACACCGCCGACGCTTTACACCCAGCCGGTCTACGAAGAGGACGTCTCCGTCCTCATGGAGTTTGCTGACAGCTGGACCACCCGCACCACTGCGGACAAGGTTGAAGAAGTATCGGTCGACATCGCCTTTCCAAACGGCGTCTACCAGCTTCGCAGCTCCAACGGCGAGAAGGTGAACTACACCGTCGGCGTCGAGGTGCAGTATGCGGTTGCGGACTCGGGTGCATGGGTATCGGGCGGCAACGTCACGGTGACAGCCAACTCCACCCAGGCCGTTCGCCGCTCTGTTTCGTGGACCGTCCCGTCTGGCAAGTATGACGTCCGCGTCCGGAAATCGACCGCTGACAATCCCTTTGTCGACGACCAGGTTTCAGAGGCCGTCTACTTCTCGGCCTTGCGCGGGCGCCGCAAGGTGGCGGCGATCAACTTCACGAAGCCCCTTTCCGTCATCGCGATGCGGATCAAGGCGACCAACGAACTCTCCGGCGTGGTCGACAAGTTGAACCTGCTCGCGGTGCCTCGTATCCGGTCGTGGGACGGAACGCTGTGGAATGTGGGTCAATCCACCAGCAATCCGGCTGATCACTTCCGGCACGTCCTACAGGGCAATGCGAATGCACGCCCAGTGGCCGACGCACTGATCGACCTCGACGGACTGCAGGAGTGGCATGACTTTTGCCGCATCAAGGGCTTTGTCTTCGACTACGTCGCAACCTCGCAGCAGTCGGTCTACGATCAGCTTCAGCAGATCGCGGCGGCCGGCAGGGCGGCTGTATCGCTACGGGATGGCAAGTGGGGTGTGGTTTGGGATGTCGAGGACAGCCCGATCGTCCAGCACTTTACGCCGCGCAATTCGTGGTCATTCTCATCGGTGCGCGCATATGCAGACTTGCCGCACGGCTTCCGCGTTGCCTTTATCAACAAGGACAACGGCTACCTGAACGACGAGCGCGTCGTCTATGACGATGGCTACACCGAGGCAAACGCAACCAAGTTCGAAGGTCTGGATTTCCCCGGCATCGTCGACAAGGATCTGATCTGGAAGCACGGCCGGTATCATCTGGCGCAGCTTCGCCTGCAGCGCGAGACCTACACGCTTTCGACGGACTTCGAGAACCTCGTCTGCACACGCGGCGATAGGGTTCGCGTCAACCACGATACGGTTCTTTGGGGCATCGGCGCCGGTCGCGTCTCTTTCGTTTCGGCTGGACCGGACACGGTGACGATCGACGACACCTTCCCGATGGAAGCCGGCAAGACCTATTCGATCCGCTTTCGTCTTGAGGACGGATCGAGCATTGTTCGACAGGTCGCTGGCGTGGACGGCGAGTTCCGCACGTTCACACTCGTGGGATCCGGCGCGCTTCCAATGCGCGGTGATCTCGCGCTGTTTGGTGAGAACGGCCTCGAAAGCGTTGTCTTGCGGGTCAAGGGCATCACGGCTCAGAACGACCTTACGGCGAAGATTGAGCTAGTCGATGACGCGCCGGGCATCTTGCTGGCTGACACTGGGACTATCCCGCCATTCGAGACGGGCATCGCTCCGCTGATCGACTACAGAGCCTATGCTCCGCGGCAGCTGACCTACACGGAAAGCATTTGGACCAAGGCGGCCGGGCAATCCACGCTCCGACTCGCATGGCTCGCGCCGTCAGTAGGATCCGTTTCGTCCTACATCGTTCAGTATGCGGTCAAGGGCAGCAACAATTGGAATCCATCGTTCACTTTGGCTGGGACCACCTTCGACCTGAATGGAATTGACTCCGGCGTCTACGACGTCCGTGTTCGCGCAGTGTTCACCAATGGGCAGCTCTCGGATTGGGTGACGGAGACGATGGTTGCGGCGATCTTCGCCAGTGCGCCCGCCGATGTTACCGGCTTCCGTATTTCGGTTGCTGGTGACACTGCGACACTTCAGTGGGACGACCCGCAGGACGAGACTGTCAGTTACTACCACATCCGGTTCTCGCCGCTGACATCGGGCGTGACCTGGCAGACCTCTTCCCAGTTGCGCAGCAACGTAGTTGGGACCAGCGTTCAGGTCGCAGCTATGGTTGGGACGTACCTGATCAAGGCCGTCTCTTATGCTGGTTTGGCGTCGATCAACCCGGCCATCATTGCTACCACCGTGGATCCGTTGACCTCGTTCAACGCTGTGGAGGCGATGCAGGACGCGCCCAACTTCGCAGGGGCCAAGACTGATGTTTCCGTTTCATCCGGCCAGCTAAGGCTTGAAAGCGGAGGCGACGTCTTTGATCTGACTGACTTCTTCTCGCCTCCGGACTTCTTCCTGTCTGGTGGTGGCTTCCCGTCAGAGGGCATCTACGATTTCGCGAACATTATTGATCTTGGTCAGGTCTACACCTCGCGGGTCTCGGCGGAAGTCATGGCGTTCGGGGAGTTGACCAGCGAAGAAGTGTTCTCACGCCCCGATTGGTTCGGGTCTTCTGAGTTTTTCGGAACGGCTTCGGAATCGCTCTGGGACGTCACGGTCGAAATCTCGACCACGAACGACAACCCCGCAGGCTCGCCTGTGTGGAGTGCCTGGAGCGAGTTGATCGCTGCTGACATTTCGGCGCGTGGCTATCGTTTCCGGGCCATACTCAAGTCGCTGCAGTTCGACGTGACACCTGTTGTAGCTGGATTGGCGGTCACCGTCGACATGCCGGACAGGGTTCTCGCCGAGAACGACCTTGTTGTTCCGACAGGCGGTCTGAACATCAGCTTCACTCCTCCTTACTTCGCGCTTAGCGGGGTTTCCATCTCTGCCCAAGGCCTTCAGACCGGTGATTACTACGACATCACCGCAAAGGATGCTGACGGCTTCACGATCATATTCCGCAATGCCGCTGGCACTGCGGTAACGCGGACGTTTGACTACGTCGCGAAGGGATACGGTACCGTTCAATGACCCAAGCAACCACTTACAGCGTGCCGACCGTCGGACCAGCCAGTCCGACGGTGATGGCGCAACGCATCGACGACAACTTTGATGCAATCATCTCTGGCCATTCCGGTTCGACTCGTCCCGCCTACGCGGTCGCTGGAATGATCTGGGAGGACACGAGCGTCGCTGGCGAAATGCGCCTTTGGTTCTACGACGGCACGCAGGATATTCTTGTGGCCGTTGTCGACACTGCGAATGATCGGGTCGAGCTGGCGCCCCAGCCCCTCGTCGATGTGGCTTCCGCCGCAACCACAGATCTCGGTGCGGTGAAGTCACGCAATATCCGGGTGACTGGAACGACCACGATCACATCCTTCGGCACTATCCGCGCCGGCACCACCAAGACGGTCTATTTCGCTGCTGCGCTGACGGTCACTTACAACGCGACGTCGCTGATCACGCCGACTGGCGCCAGCTTGGCGCTAGCGGCTGGCGATAGCATTGATCTTGTCTCGCTGGGGTCTGGTAACTGGCGGGTGCTGCGACACGTCAAACGAAGCAATCTGGTGAAATTTGGTAGTCTGTCACTCACGTCTGGGACGGCGGCGGACTTCACGGGCTTGCCTGCTGGTCTGCAGCGCCTGGTGTTGGTGGGCCGCAATGTGACCGTGAGCGCAAACCATCTTCTCGTCGGAAGAATGGGAACAAGCGGCGGAATCGTTTCAACAGGCTACACCGGAAACGGGTCCGTCACCACGCAATCATCAGGCGTCGGCGTGAGTGCTGAGGCGAGCGGTATTCCCCTTGATACTACAAGCGGCTCAAACTTCATAAAGCAATTTGTAATGGAGATCGTCCGCGGCGATTTGAACGAATGGAGCTATCACGCGCATGTTCACCAAGCATCAGACCGCTCCCTTTCTGCGCAGGGCTCGGTAGATCTTGGCGCCGAAGTCAACCAATTCCGAGTAACCACCGTGGCTGGAACGCCGGCGTTTACCGCTGGTAAAATTACGCTCTATGGGGAGTTTTGATGATGGGTCGCATCATTTTCGATTACAGCACAGGCAAGCAAGTCGCGGAGCCTGAATGGGACCCGACTAAAGAGTCAGGCTACACACCGCCTCCGTTGCCTACTGTTATCGACTACCAATCTGCCATTCAGTCACTGGTCGACGAGACAGCCCGTGCCAAGCAGTTCAATGACGGCGTGACGCTCGCCAGCTACTGGAATTCAACGGACGCGGAGTGGGCCGCGCAAGCTCAGGCCTTCACCGCTTGGCGTGACGCCGTCTGGAAGTATTGCAACGCTGAACTGGCCAAGGTGCAGGGCGGTGTGCGTCCACAGCCTACGGTCGACGAGTTCCTGGCCGAGCTTCCGAAGATCGTCTGGCCGGCGCCTCGGAATTAATCAACGTGCGACCCTCCCGCCGTACGAGAGCGGCCGGAGGGTCAATTTCCGGTTAGTTGATGTTGGGCAAGCGCGCAGGCGCCAGTTCCCGATCGCCGAGATCGAGAGTTGCGGTATCGACGCCGTGTGCCTTCATGCACGAGCGCCATGCCTCTCCCGGGCGACGGCCATCGCTGCTGACCTCAATATAAGGCAAGCCCACATCTTCCTTTGCACCTGGGGCGACGTTGGCGTTCCAGGTGATTTGACCGATCGACTGTTTCTTCTCTTTGCGAGATTGAACTTCCTGGACACACTTCTCGGCAGCAGCTTCGACCTTGGAGCCGGGCGGCAAGGGTGACCGGGATTGGGTTTGGCAAGACGAGAGCATCGCAACGATGCCAGCGATGACTACAGAAGTTTTGTTCATGACGTCCTCTTCTAATGACGACTGCGTTCATATGCGGCAAGTCACAAATGAACGTGAACATGCTCGTTAAAAGTGTTCCAAATCAATATTTTAGGAACTCCTCATTCAGCCCTCACGAGAACATCGTTCCCTAAGGACAGGATCATCACCATGTTCCTACAAGTCTTCCGCCTCGCGCCCGTATCGGTCGCGGTCTACCCCTTCCTCGTGCCTATCGCTTGGCTGATGACATTGGCATCCTATGTGCTTTCACCCATCATCGCCGGGATCTCGATGGCGACTGGCAAGAACGTAGTGCCGTCGCTGGGCTGGCTATACACCCACGACGCCAGCCTCGACGGCGGGATCGAGCAGAGCAAGGACGGATACGATTCTGCCGCTACCGGGTGGAAACTCTGGTGGCAGCGGATCTGCTGGATCTGCCGCAACCCGGCCTACGGTTTCGTCGCTGGCCCGCTTGGATTTTCGTCTGAGGGTTCGACGTTGATCCTAGAGAGCGGCAAGCCCTATCCGCCCGTGTCTTACTGGACTGTCAACCAGCTCAAGTCTGGGCGCCGCATCTTCGGCTACCGCAGCGGCTCGCGCTGGTGCGGCTGGAAGTACACGCCGATCGCCGGCCGCCATCAGCTGAAAAGCAAACCTTTCTAACAATCTGGACAATCCAATGAAACCGCAAATCGTCGCCAACTGGCGCACGGTCATCCGGAAAATCGCGCGAAGGAGTCTACATGGCTGATTATGTGCGCGGAATCAGCCGCACTCGCGAAGACATATCGCCCGAGATCCGCAAACTGCTCGCTGCCAATATGGCAGCTGTCGACCAGCTACCAGCTAAGGGACCGATTCACGTTCTGCATAACCCATCCCAGCGATGTTGAGCGAAAGAACGGATGCCATGGCTTCGGCGCGATGAACATCATGCGCCCTGATCCTCCTTCCCAGACGACCACCACTTCTCCCCGAAGACCTGCGCTTTGCGCGGCAATTTTGATCTGAGCGACCGCTGCATTCTGTTGTGATGATGACTTCGTGTCGAAGTTGTCGTCAAGCGGCACAATGATCATGTCCTGTCCCTGCTCGCGGACGTGAGCGACATCTAACTTTGGCATGTGATCTCCTTTCTCCACAGGGGATCAGAGCACCATACCGTGCGCCACAAGTCGATTGTCGTCCTCCGATATCCACAACTCTGAGTGAAAAACCAATGAAACTAGTCAGCAACCCATGGCGCGTCTTGACGCGCTCATATGCGCTTTGGTGCGTCTACGGCGCGGGACTGGCTGAAATCGTCCCGTACGTCGTCCCTTATCTCGACGCCTACATTCCGACATGGCTTTCGATCGCGCTTCTGTTGGCGTCGCCGTTCCTCCGTGTCGTCGATCAAGGAGGGCTTGGCCGTCATGGCTCCCATTAACAAAATCAAACCGAGCGCCCGCGGCAAGCAGGCAATCGCGGCCGCTGTCTTGGCCGCCATCCTGGCGGGTGGCGGCTCTTTTTTTGCCGAACCAGCGACCCCGACCGCTGTCATCCTCGCCACTGATAGCCTGATCAAGCCATGGGAAGGCCTGGTGCTCAAGTCGCACTGGGATCCTTACGCCAAGATCTACGACATCTGCTACGGCGAGACGCGGATCAACGGCAAGCCGGTGACTGCTGGCATGTCCTTCACCAAGGCGCAGTGCGACGAGATCCTCGAACAGCGCGTCTATGCGGACTACTATCTTCCGCTGACCAAGAGCATCAAGGGGTTCAAGTCGTTCCCGACGAGTGTGCAGGCCGTTCAAGTATCTGGCGCCTATAACTTCGGCGTTAACGGCATGGTCGGCTCCACTGCTGCCCGGCTGGCAACGGCTGGCCGCTATCGCGAAGCCTGCGAAGCGCAGACCGCATGGAACAAGGCAGGCGGGCAGGTGGTCAACGGCTTGGTGAAGCGTCGCGAAATGGGCGACGCCCAGCGCATCGGCGAGGCCGAGCTTTGTGTGTCCGGCCTGTCTTCCGACGGTAAGAGCGCGGCAGGTGGCGCATGATGGCGTTCCTTCTGAGCGCCACGGGGCGCCGTGTTGTGGCCGCTGTCGGTGCTGTTCTCCTGTTGCTCGGTGCATATGCGTATGTCGACCACAAAGGCTACCAGCGGGCCGCTGTGGCCTATCAGGCGCGCATCGATAAGTTGGTCGGTGACTACAAAGACGCCGAGATTGCCGAGATCGAACGCCAGGACGCCGCAAACAGTGCAGCGAAGGCGCGCGAGGCCATCGCGATCGAGGCTATGCGCGACGCCAACTCCAAACTTGAAACACGAATAAAGGAGCTGGCCGATGAAGCTGCTAAAGATCCTGATGCTGGCAAGCCTGTGCTTGGCGCTCCCAGCGTGCGCCGCATTAACGAAGTCCGTTAAAGTCACACCGGCAGCACCTCCGAGGATCGCAACGCCATCCGACGAGTTGCTGAAGAAGTGCAATCTGCCCGTCTATCTCGGCGACGGGCCGCTGGCGCAAGAGCGGCTTGAGAAGCTCTGGATCACCGATCGCTCGTCCCTCATCATTTGTTACCGCAGGAATATGGCCCTGATAGACTTCATCCTTGATCGTGACGGCCGACTTACGGCGGTTCCCAAGCCGCTTGCGAGGCCAAAATGACACCAGAAGATCTGATGAAAGCCATCCTCTTCTTCATGTCGGTTGCCGGCGCGGGGTGGGGCATCTGGTGGAAGATTGACGGCAAGGTCAGCGCCGCTCGTACTGAGGCAGCATCACATTCCGCTGCTGCGACAGCGCTGGCATCACTCGCTCGAGAAGAGCTAGCCGGACACAAGTTGTATGTCGCCGAGCACTACGTTTCGAAGGCCGGACTTCGCGAGACGACGGAACAGATCATGGAGGCGATCAGCGGCGTGAAAGCTGCCGTCGACAACATGACGCTCCGTGTCGATCGCATCGTCGAGAACCAGGGCAAGCCGCGTACGGCTGCTCGGTCCTAACCCAAATTCAGGAGACTATTAGATGGCAATCGATCTTCTCGCCGCCTAACACTCACCGCCTCATCATCCATTATGGACACTTGGTTGCGATTAAGCCATCTTCGCTCGGCAAGATGGAGGCAAGCATGACGCCTGGAGAAAAGGCTACGGAAGAACTGGCGAAGCTAGGGCAAAAATCTCTCGACACCGTCGACAGGTTGGGAGGCTGGACAGATAGTGTATTCGGCAAGGGGCTCCGCCACCTCGGGAGTGCTTTCGAGGATAGCATGGCCGGATTCCGCCTGAGAAACCGGATCAAGGTGATAGAAAAGACGAGGGCGGCTATCGATCAATCGGGATTAGCCGGGAAGACCCGACCACTCGATCCACGAATTTCGATGCCCATAATGGACGCCATTTCAGACGAGAGCGATGAAACCCTGCAGGACGTGTGGGCGGCCTATATCAAGAATGCTGTAGACCCTAAAAAGGCCAATCCAGACCGGATCCTGATTGAGGTTGTCCGACGTTTAGAGCCTGGTGATTGGCCCATTCTGAAAAAGACGTTTCCGAAAGCGGTCGGCAGAATGACCAGCGAGGATTTCGGCCTATCCGACACTGAGCTTGTCCAAGCTTTGGACAGAATGGAAACTCTTCAACTATTCGATTATGATGATCCCACCATTCATTATCTGGTGATGGGGAAGGGCGATGAGAAGCGCTTGATGATCTCAGTGGGTGACGCTGATTACTACGCCACCAGGCTACTTAGGCGCCTAGCGATCGCCACGACGGATGATAACGAGGAGCATGAGACATGATTGCCTCGCTGGTACACGATCTACGAAGCGGACTAGTGCTGAAACTGTTGTCTTGTTCTGCAGCTCCTGGCGACGAGAAGGTAAGACTGGCTGTTGCTATCAACCAGTTCGCCGACTCCATCTGACACTAAACCGCCCAATCATTCTGCTAAGAAGAATTGACGTTTGCTGCTGCTACTAACCGCTGAGTTGCGGAGCGCCTTAGATGCCATCGAATCCGTCTTTTAGAGAGCCTCTTTTCCCGTTTAATTTCGTCGGAAAACAGAGCTTCGATGCGGTCTCTTAGATAGTACTGCCGGCGAGCCACCTGCCGATAGTGGTCCTCCCTCATGTGACCACCAACGCGAAACCAGCAACTTACAGAGATAGAGCCGTCTTTTCGGCGGTAGATCCGGATCATGTAAGAGCGGTAGGTATATTTATAATATGGGGTGAACTTCATGGCCGGACTGTGCTCGTCGTCGAGGTGGTGCCAGGGCAGGAGCCCCATCGTGAGACATATGATTGTCCTAAACCGCAGCCCAACGCTTAGTGATGTTTCCGACCGTCTCTACGGGACTGGCATTCTCGTCAAAGAAGGCGCTGAGAAGCGCTGCGTCGGCATCACTAAAGTTTCGCCCGTCGTGAATTCGTACGGCAACCTCCGTCAGGGAGAAAGTTGCGCTGCGGTTTTCGGACCACCAATCCAGGAACTCTCTTGCTTCTAGCTCTAAATCCACCAATCGCGTCACTCCTTCAAAGTGTCGCAATCTCGCAGAGAGCCACGATCTAGGCAACACCCCACCGCCCCCGCAGATTCTGCTGGCGTCCTATCCTTCACCGGGTAGGGCGCTTTTTCTATTTCTGGCAAAAGAAAACCCCGCTTATCGCGGGGCTAACAAGTTGTGCTGAATTGGGGTCTGTCGATAAACGCGGGATCAGGCGACTTGGTTCCGTTTCATCTCGGCGATGGCTGCCGCTTCCTGATTGTGCTTGTGCGGATAGTGCTCACTGCACCACCACCGCGGCTCACGATGCGGCGCCGAGAAGCCCCAGCCGCCCCACTTGCCGCATCCGGAGACGGAGCAATAATGCACCTGCGGGCCAGACACGCTCTGCTGTGGTCGGTCGAGATCGCTCACGAGAATTGCACCAGTTGCCACCCGCCTTCTGGGGTCTTCCAACCTTTTGCAGCCGCACGGCGGTTAGCCTCCTTTTCAGCAAGGTTCTTGGCCTCTGCTATCGTTTGTGCCCATACTGTAATTCGAAAGCGCCTTGCCTTGAAAATGTAGCGACGAACGTCTTTCCGATGTCCTGCCGTATAGCCAGCTTGAAATATCGTCCATGCTGCATGCGGATCGACGCGGCTTTCAAACTCAGGTGTCATACTGCTCCACCATTCGTCGAATGATTTTCTGAACGGTGGTTTTGGGGTAGGTCGGTCTAGCATGTCAGTTGCCTAGCTGATCTCGCTCGTAACTCGGCTTCCACCCACGCGCCATCCCGCGGCTCATTGCGCCTTCGGTGAGGGCAAGCTGTTCGCGGAGATGGCGGATGTCGCCGAGCAACGTGGCCACTGTCGCGAGCACATCGTCATCATGCCAAGCGAGGGCGGCCTGGACTTCGAAATCGAAGTCTTCCTTGGTCATCGGTATCATTAGTGCAGATCCAATTTGAGTTGCTGTCCTTTGATTGCGGGGAGGGGAAGGCCGATCTGAATCTTCCCGAAGACCCTACGTCGACGTTCAGCGTCTCGTTCCCGCTCTGCGCGGCAGGCCGCCGCGACTGAGAGTGCATTTGCAATGACTTCCTCGGTTCTGGTCATATCTGCGCCTCGTGTAGTGTTCTCCTTATGTTCTCATTTTCCGCGCAAAAGTCAAGGGCGGGCAGAAGACTGCTAGATGGCGGAGAGCCGATGACTTTGGGAAGGGCGGCCCTCCGCCGGGCTGCCATGACAAGGGACTGGAAGCCATGACATCCGAGCAATCAACTTCCAGCCCCGTGGATGGGTTCCACTTCGTCGGGCGACCGAACTTGGTCGAGAGAGCGGCGAAGGACTTAGAGCCTGGAGAGCGAGCCCTCCGCCTAGCGCCATGGAGAACTCGGACGATCACCCACAGCGATGCCCGTCAACCAGCATGCCGGTCAATTGTTCCAAGAGACGCAACCGCTTGATTTGACTCGGAACGAATCACTTCGACGACAGTTGAGTCGCGTTAACAGTCATCGAGGTAAAGCGTCATGGATGGCATGCACCGCACCCCAATTACACCGCTGGACGTCGAAATCGATGGCGTCGGCAAGTACGCCCCAGCGTCAAGCGTTGAAGACCTGACGGCACTCCTCACGAGCCTTGAGTGGCCGAACAAGAAGCCGAAGGAGTTTCACCGAGCGCTGGTGTCGTCTTTTGATGCGCTCGACCACGTCATAGAGCCCGCGGCCGCCCGAGAAGCGTTCGTCAATGCGGCACACGCTGCCGGCATGCATGTGCTCCCTGATGACATGGCCGAGATCCGGAAGGCCGGCTGAGGCATGGCAAACGCCGCACGATCCAAGCCTCTTCTGGCTGACGACAAGCCGCTGCGCTCTCGTGCTCGCAAGCCGCGCGACCAGCTACAGCCCAACCTTCCGCTCGACCCCATGCCAAAGCGCATTGAGCCCTGCCTGGCATTGCTGAAGAGCAAGCCGCCCGTAGGGCCGCACTGGGCTTTCGAGGTGAAGTGGGACGGATACCGCCTCGCGGTCCACAAAGAGCTGAAGGGCGTCCGGATCCTCACGCGCGGCGGGCATGACTGGACGCACCGTTTCCCCCTCATCGAAGCCGCAGCGATGGCCTTGCCTGTTGCCACCTTCATCCTCGACGGCGAGGCCGTCGTGCTCGACGAGCAAGGCCGATCAGATTTCAATATGCTTCAGCGTTCGCTAGGCGGGCGCGGCGGCAAGGAGACATCGCGAGACGCGATCTTCATGGCCTTTGATGTCCTGTACTTTGATGGACACGACTACACCCAGACAGAACTCTCCCGACGCCGTAGCCTTCTCGAGTCCTTGCTACCCTTCGAGACCAGCGGCGCGATCCGGCTATCGGAAGAGGTCGAAGCCGATGGTGCTGCGCTCTTCCGGGCCGCGTGCGACCATGGCCTTGAAGGCATCATCGCCAAGGACAAGCGAAGCCTCTATCGTCCCGGCCGCGGTGGCGACTGGCTCAAGATCAAGTGCATCCAGAGCGAAAGCTTCATGGTGGTTGGCTATGAGTATTCCACCTCAGCGCGGGGCGGAATTGGCAGCCTGTTACTTGCCGCGCGCAGGCGGGATGAGTGGGTCTATGTTGGCTCTGTCGGTACCGGCTTTAAGGAGCGAGAAGCGACCGCGTTGCGCTCCACCTTGGACAAGATCAAGACTAAAGCGCCGGCAGTCGCCTACGCCGGCCGCCGCAAGGATCTGGTGTGGGTGCAGCCGACGCTCATTGCTGAGATCGAGTATCGAGCTTGGACCGGTGACGGCAAGCTTCGGCACGCCTCATACAAGGGCTTGCGAGAGGTGCAGGATAATGCGGCGGTCTATGAGCTAGAGTAGGGCAGCCGACGGCTTGACCGGCCGGAAGGTAAGGCAGGCAATTTTCATATCAGACCGAGCCATACGCTAAGAGACAGAAGAACGAAAAAAAACGCGAGAGCGGCTAGGCACAATATCGCGATAGCCAGCTTTTTGTGGCGCAGGGGTAGCCCGCCCAAACCCGTGTTCACGAAAATTCCAACATCCAGCGCAAGCGAATGGCCGGAAACATAGAGAAGGTCGGAAGCTAGTTCATCTGCGAGCTGCGGGTACTCTAGTGTTTGACCAAGCCCTGTGAGGCCCGGACGCATCTTTTGTCTCGTGGTCAGAATGCGACGCGATTCCTCATCTTTGGGCATCATGGGTGGGAATGCTCGCGGACCAACCAGCGACATATCGCCCCTTATAACATTGAGAAGCTGTGGAAGGTGGTCAAGGCTGTTTTTTCTAAGGATCGAGCCGAGCATCGTCGGCTCACTGGATGGTTCTTCAGCGAGGATTGAGGTTCTGAACCTGTAAGAATTGAATGGCTTCCCGTGCCGCCCGAGTCTTTTGACTGAGACGATAACGGGGCCTCCTTCCAACGCCACTAAAGCCACCACCACAATCAGGACGGGTGCAATCAGTACCAAGGTTAACGTGGACACGGAAATGTCCATTATTCGTTTGGCTCCCATTGCCACGAATCGTCGATCGCTCATTCGGAATGCCGCCAGCATTAAACCGCAGGCACAAACGAGCTTGCCCAGATCGCCGGGAGTCTCTTCTACAAAGGCCGACCATTCTTCATGATATCGCGCCCGATCATCATCGCCTAGAAGAGCCGTTGCTGCTGATATCAACTTGGTGACCAAACGAGGGCGCCAAGCTTTGAATTCATCAGAGAGTATGTTGGAACCTGCTGCCAAAAGTAGCGCGGCAAGAAACGCAATAGTGGTGATCACGATGCTACCCATGCTCCGCCTCCCAAGTCCGGCGCGAGCGCGCTTCTCACAGCATTTACCTCGCGCTGACCTAAGGCAGTGACTCGATAAAAACGGCGACGAGGTCGACCCAGTGTTGTCGGATCGCCTACCTCCCATTCACTCGAAAGCCAACCTGCTTTTTCGAGCCGCATTAGAATAGGATAGAGACTTCCCGACGCAAGTTCGGTCACCTTTGCAATCTCTGCTCCGGACACACCATGACCGGGGCGGCGCATAATGGCATTAATGACATCGACCGTCTGGGCCGTTAATCGTACAGATTTGCTCATAGTAGAGAAGTCTACATAGGGTCCAGCTGCCTGTCAATTCCGGTTGATACTGCGCTAACCAGCGGCGACAGGAAATTGGCCGATGGGGCTCATGACAGGAGGCTTAGTGGGTTCTGGGCGGTCGTAGTTCAACCCCGTCAAACTCTGGTGTTGTGCGCCTAACGATGAAATCGAACCCGAGCAAAACATTAGCAAGGATACCCGTCGCATTCATTAAAAATACAGCGACACAGAACAGGGCTGGCATCCAGCTTGCCGACCATGTCGCCCAGATCCCCGCTGTAATTGCTGACAAGTGAAGCAGCAGTATCGACGCAAAGGACAAAATTATCATCACGAGGACTGTCGCATAGTAACGCTTGTAGCCGGGACCCGGGGCGAAGAAATCCTCTCCGAACACATTCATTTTCGGGCGAAACGCTTTCAGGTAAAGTTCGCTGAAATTGTCAGCAGCTGTCAGATAGTCGGGATCAATCGCCGAGCTTTTGGTGCGCCGGATGTCGAACTGCTCGATAATAGCTTGGTACGATTGGGTGTTTAGGAATGCGAGAGCAAGAGCGAGAAATGCGAACGATGCAAGCGCCGTGAGAACCTGCACAGCCGCGGGGATGTCCTGAATGCCTAGCGACGTACCAGGAATACTTACATTTTTTCCAAAGAGCAGTAGTGCCAGCGCGGCGTCAGCAAAAAGCAATGTTTTGATCATCGAGTCTTGTCGGGTCACTGCCTGCTTATGCATGGCGATGTACTTTTCCCTTAGTGCGTCGGTGAAGATGTCGCCGTCGGTGTCGAGATTCATTTCCTCCGCGACAGTCATTCGAAGCCGCACGTTAGGCGACATTTTGAAGATAAGTGGAGATCGCACGTTCATTTCTTGTGATCTGGCAATTGACATCAAGCTGTGCCCGCTGACGTGCGAAGATGAGCGCTGATCTCGCCAAGCGTACCAAGCGCGAGGGCTATCATGAGCCCGTACATTGCGCGGTCGATAATTGCCCCGGAGTTTTCAGCTATGCCGCCATAACGGCGCAGCGCCTGTTCGTAGGGGCCTAGAAATTCCGTTGCAATACCCAAGCCCGTGGCTAGTTTGATGACGCTGCCAGCGAACAAGAGCCAAGCAAAGATTGTGATAAGTCTGGTGAAGATCATTTTACCCCCAAGTTGCAGAACATTGCCACAACTGGGTTTGGGGTCAAGTTGGAGGTATCGGCATCTAAGTCCGGGCCGTCAATGATGTTCCTATCTTTCGCATTGATACAGCGCTACAATGAAGAGGTCCACCAGGAGAGGCACTAATGGTACTTCGAAAAATCGTAGTAGCAGCTGTGCTAATCGGCATGACTGCGAGTGCCACCGCTTGCACGGCCTCAAACAATCACAATCGCGCCGATTCGCTATACCGGCCAGGCGGCTCCGAGAACCCAGCTTGTGCGGGCGGATTTAGACCTACCAATGCACTGTCCTGCTAATCGTTCGCGGAAGCCACCTGCAAATATAAGGTCATCAGAACATGGCCGCTCTCAATGCGGCTCCGGTGACCCGCTCTGGTCAAGCGCCGGCGGGATCATTTTCCCAGGTAGCACTGGCCAGCATTTTCAGCTGAGCAAGGTCGCGAACGCCTTGCCGGAACAACTCTATGATGATCGAGGCCAGCCGAGCGACATTCTGTTTATCGGACACGATGCCGAAGAGGGCCAGGTCCTCTGAAGTCAGCGGCTCGTCGCGCAGGCGTGGCTCGATCATTCGCACTCCCACTCTTTCCGTAAGATGTAGATGTCGGCGTTCACCAATCCGCCGCGCGGAGAAATGAGGTTGCCCCTCAAATATTTTCCGGTCCCGTCCTCCGCGCTCCCGTGAGCCACGAAGGTCCAACTTGTGCCGACGTAAGCTTCACCACTCCAATCTGCATGGATGTCGTTTGGGGACGGCGACGCCAGGATGCGTGCGGAGTTATCGTTGGGCGTGCATTGTAGAGCGAATGCGGGGAAAGGCATGAGAATCGCTGCAGCGGCAATAATAGCCAGTGTCTTCGGGCGTCGTCTCATCTCAGCCGCCTGCACCGGGAGGCGCGTCGTTGTGCATGAACTCCGGGTATTGGACGACTTCCTTCTCGTTGACGTCGATGGACGATCCCGCTGGCTGCGTAAGGCGAACGCCCGGACCGCCGGAGCCGCTGTAGTTTCCATCGATGAATGTGATTCCCGCGTTCTGAAGAGCGGTTTCGATATCCCTTAAGGTGCGCTCATATGGCGTCGTCTTCTCAGCTTCGAAGTTCGCTAGAGTGGCGCGACCAACGCTCGCCGCGTCACACAGTTGCGTTTGCGACCAACCAATTAAACCCCTAGCGGCTCGACACTGGCTACCGGAAAAAGACATTTTGAATAACCCTAAACATTTTGCATTGACAAGCGCAGAAGTCGATGTATTTTGTATCGTGTTGTACCAAATGATTTGCCTTTAATCAACACGAGGAGCCAACAGATGCCAGCACTAGCGCAAACCGAAAGAAGCCTTCTGCCGCGCGGCCTGATTGCCAGACGACCCATCAAGACTGCCGAATGTTCCTTTGCTTTCGAACTCGGCCAGCGCGTCGTACTGGTCTGCACCACTGAACCGGCGATCGTTACCGGTCGTATACGGGTGATCGGGTGCTTTGATGAGTACATTATTGAGCTATTGGACGTTGATGCGCCACCGCTCCAAGTCCAGCCGCACCAGATTGCAGCGCCCACACGCGTCCGCACCTACACCGCAGCATGGCGCTTCCAAGTCGGCGACACGGTCGAGTTCGCCGGCTCGCTTGCCGTGATCACTGGTCGACAAAGATCCGCGATGGGGCAAGAAATCTACAGCATTTTCCTCATGGGCGTTCGCGAGCGACCGCATAGGACAGTTCGCGGCGTAGCGCTTAGGAGCCTTCATTAGAGGTTGAGCTATGAAGCACGCCGCCGTTCGCGCATTACTCAGGCGAAAGCAGAAGTTCAGGTGCTGCTATTGCGGCGTGCGAATGATCCTGACGTTCTCGACTTCCCGGATGCCAGCAAATGCCGAAACGCTCGAACACTTGGATCGTCGGGCCGACGGTGGCGCCAATCGGCGCAGTAACCTCGCGCTGGCCTGCTACGCATGCAACAGCGGCCGCGGGACGATGGACTGGCTCACCTATACCACGATCAAGCGTGATGAGCTTTTCGATCTCATTGCCGGAAAGTTTTAGAGGCCGGCACTTGCCCTGCGCCGCCACGGCCCGCCGTGTTATCGCATGTCGCGGCGGGCGCCCTATCACCGAGCCTACCGGAGTGTTTGCCAGTCATGAAGGTGAAGCGCGCTACAAAATCTGAGCTCGAGCAGGTCGCGGCCTATGAAGACCGCATGGCGGCGGAATACGAGGCGCGCGCCGCTGATTCCACTTGTAACGGCCGGTATTATTTAGGGGTAGCAGCGAAGCGCCGAGATAACGCCAACAGCCTACGCGCGCTCGCCTGTGAAAAAGGCCGGCGCCGATAGAAAATCGAGCCGACTTACCACCACCACAGCGTGCCCGTCGGCCCACCAAGCCGGCGGGCTTTCGTTTTGCGAATCTCGTAGACTTGGGCGGTTGCTCCAGGCGACATATTCTGGAAGAAATCGTAAATTGATTGCAATCAGTTCGCGATACGGCTCTTCAGCGCGCAACTTTGTCTTGATTGGATATTTTTTTGGCATCTGACGATTTCGTGGAGCTCTTGGATATCAACGAGTTTGCCTTTCGCTTCGCAGGTGGCCAAGGGGTCGCAGCTAATGATCTTGGCGACTTCTTGCGGTATCTCGCCACGCTCTCGAAGCGACAAGGGGTCAGTATCGAAGTAGTCGGCCTTGATCAAGGCAGTCTAATTGTCCGCCTTCGAGCACGAGTTTCGGCCGAGTTCAAAAAGGCTCCTATCGGAACTTCGGCGGCGGCCGCTGGGCTTCTGATGTTGGCGCCTACACTATTGTCTGCGTTCCATCCGACTGAGCAGCCGTCTCCCATCGCCAAAGTCGCGATCAAGATGGTCGAAGAAGGCAGCGTAGACAGGATTGAACTCGTTACCGAAGGATCTGTGCGCGTTGTTATGGATCAAAAGCTTGTCAACGAGTTTCGGAAGGCGCGCCGAAACCTGGTCGAAACGCAATACGCATCAATACCGAAGTCATCAAGATACGTGGATTCAGAGTCGCCTGAAGTGCGAGGGCTCGTAGACTCCGCCGAGCAAGGGAAGCTGATTGGAGAAGTATTCGACGTCGCCGGTATTCTTCATTTCCGACCAAATGGGTTCAGATACCTCGTCCCCATCAACATCATGGCCGACGAACTAACCTTGAGACCTGGAGTGAGGTATCAAGTAAAGGGTGAGATAACGACTATTCGGGGTCGTCCTGACGCAATCGATATAGGCTCAGCATGGCTGGTCAGGTAGAGGAGTAGATGACTTCGTACGCAACGAAGACCACATCAGCTGATGGACCCATTTTCGTGTCACCATTCGACCACCTTCCAATTTTCGCCACGGATCTTGAGATCTCGCAAGCGATTGTCGGGAAGGCCAGGGCCGCACAGTTCAAGCGAAGCATTCTCCTTGTCATGGCGGGCAAGCCGGGCTTCCCAAAAGTGGATGGTCTGCACGGCGGGCGATCCGTGCCGGCGGTCCGGCAGTTTTACAGCGACTACCTTCGCATGCCGCCCGCTCCCGTGGAATTCCGTTCGAAGCTCGATCGTCTGCCGCTGTTCGCGACCGACGACGAGATCGCTGCCGCGCTAGTGGGGAGGAAGCTTGCCGCCCAATGGATCAACGAGACAGCGCCCTATCTACAAAACAAGATGCCAGGCTTTCCGCGGGTCGATCCGCTACACGACGGGCGACCGGTTCCAGTGCTCAAGGTGTTTTACGCGAGCTACTCAGGGATGTCTGGCGCATACGTCATCGCCCAGGAAGAGGACAGGGAGGATCTGTCAGCGTGGAAGAAAAGCCGGCGGCCGAATAAGACGGTGTGGTCTGGATCTTAGCGACAAGCCTATGTCAGAAGCTCCTCCTATGGCCTCACGACGGACCCCAGTAATAGCAATAGTCCTCATCCTCCCCGATGTATTCCCATACGCCGGCGTCATCGATTTCGAGATCGTTGCAGGCTGACGATGGACCGGCGTTGAACGTTGGAGACGGTGCTTTGTGAGCTATAGCGCGGATGCGCCTGCCCATGATCATTGGCGGTCTTGCTCGCCCGTCCGCTCCTGGGGGAATTTCCGAATGGCAGTGAATGCAGCGGGTTGCGGCGACTTTTATTTCTTCTTTGCAGATTGGACAAGCACGAGTTTTAGCATTGGCATTGGGGTCAGCCATCACGTTGTCCTTGGGAAAGTTGATCGGGAGAACTTGAATGCACTGCGGAATGCGGATGCAGGAATCGTTTACATACGCTCCGGGCCCGACGTGTCGAGTTGAGCGTATCGACACTCTATTCCGCAGTTGTGTTTTAGGCAATTGTGATATTTCGAAAATCCGGGTGGCGGAACCGGCAAAGGAAAAGCCCGGTGCGGAATGAACCGTCGCCGGGCTTCTTTAGGATGTCATCGGGCGATGCATCCAAGTGTAAGGAGGATTTCAATTCCCTTACCCATTGAAAACTCATGGGGCCGATAATGGTTCCCTAATTGGATCGCTGGTTTATCAAAAACTCGCATGGCCGCTTCACGTAATCATCGGCCGTGCGCCAAAGCGCAGCTACCAGCAGCGGCGTACGTGGTGCCACGCGGTCGTCTTCTGTAGGGTACCTGATCGGATATTGGCGCGGCTCAGCATGCAACTGGCCGAGCGCCCCAAGGTACTCCTCAAAAATCGCAATCGGGTCGGTTATCCGCTCGGCGCCCGGGAAGCGACCGCTGGTGACTGCGTACTCGTGAGAAATCAGGGCGTTATGCCTTGCCGCCAAGCGGAGCGTTTTTACCTCATCTGTCGACCACATATCATTGATACGGTGGCCGTAGCCTATTACCTGGATCTTGGTAACTCCGTTGTGCAGTAGACAGCCTTTGAGCAGGAGCTCAGCGCCGTGTCCAATCATGTGGAGGGTGGGGGTGAAGAGCATGCCGCTTCTCCCATCTGCCATCTTGTCATCTAAGACGCCGGCGGCTTCCAGAAAGCACTTTGCTCGACTGATAAAACGGCCGGCATCTGTTTCGAAGAAATCTGGTTGATCCATCAATTGTTCGCTGGAGATAAGGGGCAGGGGTGCAAGGGCGGCCAT